GGGGGGCAATCCTTTGGATCACTTCTTCTTGGTCTCCTTCTCTTCCACGATGGTCGCCTCGATGACGCCATCCTTCTTGTCCTGGTACTTCTGAGCGGTCTTGGCTGCGACGCGCTTCACGTACTTCACGGTCTTATGGCCCCCGTAGCAGATTGCTGCTCCGGAAGCCATCAGGCCGATCGCCGTGAGGAGCGCGGCAGCGTTGGTGCTGTCGAGGTCTTCGGTCTCGTCGGTGGTGTCCTCGGTGGTGACGTTGTCGTCGTTCATGTCAGATCTCCTTGATGGATGTGTTTCCATTATAGGGGATGTAAAACTTGCGACAGCGCTAGATGCGAACCATGACGAGCTTGTAATTGATGTCCGCGTCGTCGAGCCCCGCGTCACCACGCCTGTGATGTTTCTCACAGAACCCACGAACATCCAACCAAGAACCAGGAGCAGTGCCGTCACTGTAGTTTCGACAAAGCTGGAAGCCATCTTTGTCGAAAGCCTCAACCGGGTGCTTGAGATACACCCATTGATTCTCGCAACCTGGCTGGCAGCACACCTTCTCTAGGTCTCCGTAATAGCCGTAATAGTCGCAATCGTCGGCGGTGTTGATCAGCTCGAACGTTGCAGCGGCCTGTAGGAGAACATCCTTCACAGATTGACCGAAAACCTCAGCCGCGGCGTAACCATGCTGGTACAACGTTGCGACGTAGCTGTAGCGCCACTCATCACCACTCAGTTCTGACTCATTCCAACGCTCCACTGTGCGGACATCCACACGGTCGAAGCGCTCAGCCTTGTTAAGCGGGATGAAGTTCCATTGCATGTTTGTTTCATCACCTTCAGACACTATTGCCTCCTTAGTTGTCGAGTTTACAAACATGAGAAGAGAGCCCCACCTCAATCCTAGCGCTTGAGGTGGGGCTCTCAACGAACAACAAGTTTCGAGGACGTGTTCACCGGCTTACCTGTCTAAACATCAGGCAGAGGCCCATCCCAGAATGCCCTACACCGGAACATGGCGTAGGATCTCTTGAGGGTGGTCTTTTTACTTTCTCCAGATATAGGGAGCTACCCGACATCTGCTTCCGTGAACCACAAACACGGTCACGCAGCCTCATGGCTACCGCTCTGAGCCTAAGAGCTGTTTAACGTCGCTCAGACGACGGCGAAAACGAAAGCTCCTGTATGGGGCTTCCGCTTTTCATCACACGTAGAAGGTGTTCAACTTCTCAGCCGACTCCTTCATCTTTCGATCTTCGCGTCGCTCCTTCCAGCTCATGGTCGCCTCGATGCCCATGCAGATCAGGACGGCTCCCGCCAATCCAACCGCGCATGAGGCAACGAACGTCGACCACGAGTAGGTGGTTCCGTCTTCGAATTCGATCTTGAATGGGTCTTCCATTGTATCTCTCCTTGTTAAGTGTGTTTCATTATATGGAGTGTATTATTTGCGCTGGTAGGCCCAGAGGGGCTCGAACCCTCGACCATCGGATTAAAAGTCCGTTGCTCTACCAACTGAGCTATAGGCCCGGGAAAAAAAGAGAACCCGTGTTAGGGGTCCTCCTTTGAGTTCTACTCAGTCAGTGATCTTGTCAATCTCGTACCTGAAGTAGTCACCCATCTGCGCCGTGAGTCTGATGAAGTACTTCCCGCCTTCTGTGATCACTCGGTTCAGGATAGCATCAGTCAACGCTTCCGCGAATGGCTTCTCGTATCCAATACCGGTGACCGGCAGGGCAGGAAGACTATCAAACTCCACGACGTATCCGTAGTGGCCGTCAATGTACTGCATTCCCATGCCAGTCTCCTTTGTAGTCTCTCATTATAGGAAACGTATTAATTGCGACTTCGACGCTTCAAACCGACCCGGATTCGCTTAGCCTCAGCCATGAACCCATCCGGGATATTTGGGTACTTTCTTTTTACTGGCATTAATATACTCCCTCTGTTAATTAAGTGAGATCGTCGATCAACCGCTCTAATTCTACATCCTTAAGAAACTTAAGAGTTTTACTCACCTTCTTAAGCACTTTTGCATACTCTATGATTTCAGCAATGGAAGTGTCTTCATCTTCCAGATCATTAGCTATCTGTCTAAGTAGATCAGAAACATCATTTATTAGTTCTTTACTATCATCTTTCATATTATGTCTCCATTCGAATTTCAAAAAGATTAACCCTTTAATGGTGCGAGAAAAAAGAGAACCCGTGTTAGGGGTCCTCCTTTTGATCACAACTTAACCAGCATGATGTCTGACGGGGTCATCTCTTCACTGATCTCCAAACCTCTACCGTTCACCTCAACCAGTTTGTTGATGATCGATCCGACACTGTCGTAAGCAGCCACCTGCTCATCAGTCACATGCATGCTCAGTGGTTGATCGGGGGTCCAGTTGGTTCCCGTCTCTTCCCTGTAGCGCACTTGCGCCTGAATGAATTCAGCGGCCACGTAATTGGCAGCATCAGCCAGATCATCCTCAATGATGAGGTGTAGCGGAGATCCGTAGTATGAATAGAATGACTGCATTATCAATCCTCCTGTTATAGTTTGTCTCTCATTATAGGAGGTGTAAAAGATGCGAAAGAAAAGAAGATAACCCGTGTGGGTCGTCTCCTTGAGATCAATCTCAGTTGTCCTTGATCTCGATCTTCAACCTGTTCCTGGATGTCATTTCAATTTCCTCCATGTTGTTTTGGTTGGCAGAAAAAAATGAGAAGGCATGGGTTCCTGATCCATCGAAAATCAGGCGTTAAGCGCTTTTTCAGGCGCCACCAAGTAGGGGCCGTTCTCTCGGCCCACCGTCGTGTCTTACTTTCCTTCTCATTATATGACATGTTTTTCTTGCGAGAAGATGGTGGCCTGACAACGGCTTAAGGGGCGCCTGTCCAGACGGCACAAATCTCTCCGAAGCCCAGAGTAGTTTGTGGCACCTTCGTATCTCTTCTTATCAGGTCTCAGTCACTACCTGAGGGACCTCTGCAGTCTCGTCCAAGTCCAGGATATAGTCGGCGATAGACTTCGTCAACCCCTCCGTAGCAGGAACGAACTGCTCAAAGAACGTTCGATCGTTGAAGTAGATTCGAACCTTGTCTCGTTCGCCCATGAGAACAACCCAACACCCAACGTACAGTCGGAAAGTGCGCACAACGATGGAACCGTCATGCCGAGGTGTCGCAGAAGTACGAACGAACTCGCCAACCTCCTCGATGTTCTCCTCGGTCACTCGGATTGCTCGGACTTCAAACGGGGTCCGGATGAACCCCTCAAACTCGATACTCATGTTTCGTTTCTCCTTGTCTTAGTTGTGGTCAGTCGGCTTCAAGTTCGTAGCTGTTGTACTTGCGCTCAAGCGGATCTTCGTCGATCGTGACGTAGAGCGACTTGAGATATGCGGAGATACCGGTGTCTCCGTTGTGCTCCCAGTGATATGCGCGGCACATCACATCAACCTTCTGAATGTCAGCCCAATCGAGGATCTCAACGTTGCTCTCATCCAGATGCGTACGGCCCTCAGACGTGATCATGACGACGTTCGGAGACCGGTTCCCGTACTTCACCTTGATCGAAATATAGGCAGTCGGCTGATCGCCCTCTTCTCGTCCCTCTCGGATCTTCACGCGCCATCCATCAGCGGCGAGCGTATCTGCCGTTTCAGGGTCCAGGATAAGGCAGAAGCTACGATCGCCTTCGCGATTGTACATGCCTTCCCGTCCTGAGAAGTTCCGGTACGGCCCTCCCATGAGTTCACCGTCCTCAACGATGAACGAATCGATCTTACTAGACATCACTTGTCTCCTTTTGTAGTGAATTCTTCAAAGGAACCGAACTTCTCGATTGCCTCTCTTGCTGCCGTCACCATACCATCATAATATGCCTGGTCGATGTCGATTTCCTCATTATTGTCGAGTCGGCTCTGAGCAATCTCACGTTCGACCCACATATGCCCCTTAGTGCGCGTTACAGCGTACATCTTGTCGTCCTTAACACGATATAGAGCACCGCCATTACGCTCAACAGGGACGAACTCACCGGTCCTACCGACGTGTTGCATTTGATCGATTTGGCCGTTGCCTTCGAAGTCCAAATACATCACGCCCTGCAGAACGCTTCGTGGCTCAACAAGATCCGCGAACTCGACAGGCTCTTCGCTGAACAAGGTTTTGTAGACATATGGATGCTGGAATTGCGCACCAACAGCGGTCCACTTATCACCTTCTCTAGCAATATAGACCGCGTCATTCACGAGACAGAACTTGTCGTAAGTTCCCTCATGCTCGAAGTCATACCCGTAATCACGTCCGTAGTCGCTTACGAACTGGATGATCTCGGGAGTCGCATCAGGGATCTTGATCGAGTCCGTCTTCACATGGACAACCTGGAACCCTTGTGCCTGCACAGCGTTCTTGAGGTTGATCATGAACAATGCGCCACGCTTGGCTACAATGTTGTCGACGTTACGGTTATCCCGGAAAGGGTTGTCAAATCCTGCGCTAGTGAGTCCATAGACGATGTTGATGACGATCTTAAGAGCATAGGCCAGAGCCTCAGCATCTTCGGGATCTCCCAGAAACTCTGCGAGCTTACCGTCAAGCAGCGTACTGGCCCGCTCGAAGTCCTTATGCTTAATTGCCATTCTCGCGGACTTGAGATCGCTGAAGTTCGAAGTGTATTTCCCGAAGAGGTTAAGTTGCTCGATACTCGTCGGATGCATACTCGCCACGTCCAGAAGCGCAACGTTCTCGTAAATACCGGTCTCTGCATATACATATCCGCCCTCACCGGTGATCTCTCCACGATAGACACTCTCCTTTCCGTCGAACTTATAGCCGGGAAACTCCTTGGACAGATCCGTGTAAACGAACGCGTCCTTGTGATTCTTATCGCCTCCAAATATGATCTTGGAGGTGTGTGCCTGTGTGGTCGAGTTGATCGACATTCCAGAAAGCTTTGCCAGAATTTTCCTCGCGGAGAAATCGTGCGCTCTGGATTTGAACACCGCTTCCGTTGCGACGACGTCGTTGACACAGTACTCAACCACTTTGTCCCATAGCTCCTCGGGGGCATCCTGATTCCATGGGATATCAATCTCCATGTGGAGGATCCCGAGCTCGATCTGGAACTTCTTCAACCCTTGCTTCTTGGAGCTAAAGTCGTAAATATCAGCATATGACAGGTTATAAGCTTCTCCGAAGAGAACCTTACGGTCGTTCCCGCCATTGATGATCTTGTCGCTGAGGTGATACAGTTCGGAGTTGGAATACCCAAGAAACCTCGCGTACAGAATATGGTTGTCGTACCGTCGGTTGTTGAATCCAACAAGCTTCTGCTTAAGGAGTTCCTCGATGTCTGCTGCCGACGGATTGATCATTCTGACCACGTGGTCGGAGTCTTCAGCCTTCCAACACACAACGAAGAGATTCGGGTAAACCTCGACATCGAAGAAGACGATTGGGCCTTCGGTAGAAGCCTCAGCCATCTCATTCTTGCCGATGAACTGCATCTTCTGGACAAGACTCACACACTCACGGGATTTGTGAGTGCTCTTCAAAGCGAACGAGAGAATATCGCCTCGCATATCTTGCACGTCATACGACAATCCTCCGTCGTATGCGTCTTGGAGGATCTTGTGAATGAAGTCCACCGAAGGCTTGGTTCCTGGGTGGATCTCTTTACGCAAGTTTCGTACGATCAGGTCGCGTAGACCCTTCTCACTCTTGATTGTTTGGGCGTCGAGTATCTTTTTCTCCTTCTTGTGAAGCCCACCGTTGAGTGTGGTGATGTTCATGTTGTTGCAGACTGTTAGTTTTCTTCGGAGGCTTGAATCCCCCAGAAGCGTCTTAACTTCAATTCCGATGTCGTAGACGCTTGACAGCTCACTCACATCGCCATAGTACTTGTAGTGGAGATGCAGACCGTTGCCACTCTTGCTCGCCTCAGAATATGTGGCGGGCCAGACCGATGCCGCTTCAAGGTTCGCGGCCATGGACTTGTTACCGTCTTCGTCCGTGAGATCAAAATCAATCACGATATGCTCCGGCTGAACCTTTACGTAATGCAACTCTCTAGTGTCGATGTCATCGAGAGTTGTCTCTACATCCGCCCACCTCTTCTTAGGCGTTCCCATGTCTGTTGCATACTGGGCAGGCTCACCTCTCAGGAACTCGTCCAATATGGATGGCTGATCGACGAGCTCGATTCGGTAAACGCCGTCGGTCTTGATCGGGAGGTCACTTCTAGGGACCGGGGGGGTCAAATGTTTGAAGCCTTTGTAGTAGCTCCTTACATCGACCCCGTCGAGCGTGTATCGCTCGTGGAACTCCTCAAAGTAATCCTTCAGTTGCTCACGCAGCTTGTATTGCGGAAGCATCTTCTCGATCCCCGTGTCCAGGCAGAACTCCTTATACAGACTCCAAGCCTGCTTGAGTGTAGTTCCATCGCCGTTCTTGAACACATCGAACGCCGACTCGATGAAGTTGTAGAAGACGTCCGTCTGCAGCATCATCTCGGTTGGTCGATACCCTGAATAGAAATTAGCCCCCATTGACCGGTATCGTTCAAGGCAACGGTAAGCAATTGCGCCGAGCTCGAAATTGACCTGCTCCATGAGAGCATGATAGGTATCATGATCAATCGTCCTCTGAGTAGGAACAACATCGATGAGTCTCCTAATGATTCCGGACTTTGCGTCGGTGATCTTGACTGGAACGTTAGTCCCCATGAACAGAAAAGCATTTGACTTGGACTCGAACGGCGTCTTGTACTTCTCGTTCACTGTAAGCGTCTCGTGCGCGACGATCGAGTTCAACTTAGTGTTGTCATAGATTCTGCTCAGGTCACCATCGTGCTGGATAGCTACAAGCGGGTTCGATTTGAACGCAGCCGTGGCAAAGGCATTGTTCTGTCCAGCTAGTTCTCTGGCGTCGAACACTGCAGTGTAACCCTCGAACAACTTCTCGATGATGTTCAGGATCGTTGACTTCCCGCTTCCAGGGGGGCCGTAGAACACGAGGAATTTCTGGATCCGTTTACTGTCTCCGGAGACAACAGCACCAATAGCCCACTCGATCTTGGCTCGCTCTTCCTCAGAATATAACGTGCCCACAATCGAATCCCAGGCGGTGGTGTCCCCAGGGATGAGAGAATATGGAAGTCGCTTGCTAACATAATCGGACTTCTTGACCTCTGTGTTTTCGAAGGTCAACTTCTCGTCAAGGTTATGGCTATTGCTGCTGCTGTTCCGTAGATACCTCTGGAATTCATCCCAGAGTCTAGTGCTGTTTGATTCAAGAGTTGAGACCTTGTATGGCGCCCGGTTGCGAATCTCAAGTTCTTCTGCGTGGGCTCTGAGGTCTCGGTCAACAAGACGCTGGACGTCGTAAATATCCGTTGACCAAAGGCCGGTATCCTCATTCCAAACGCAGTAGAACGACCCACCGCGTGTCATGAGGTCCTTCGATCGTCCGACAATCCAGTCTGGGCGTAGTTGGAGGACTCCACTCTGACTCTCTTTCACCACCATCTTATAGAAATCCACGCAACCTCCTTTCAGGAATTGTTTTCGTCGAACAGATACTCACAGAACTGGTACCAGATCTCAACCTTTCTTTGATCGTCATGTGGATCTTTCAGTGGGAACATCCCACCAGAGCCATTGTACTCGTACGTACGCCAGATGAACTTCTCCAAAATGGGTGCGACCTTGTGCTTGGCAAATATGTCGTCGTGACAGTCACCTAGTCCAAGGTTCGTGATGAATACCCAGAACCAATCGGATGCCGGTATGTCGGTTTCGAAGTTGGCTATTCTTGAGAAAGCAACCATCATCTCAAGCACAGAGCATCCGTAGTCGAACCAACTACAGTCCACCGATAGACCGGACTCAAGGGCGAAGTCATCCCTCAAGTCCAGTCCGTCGGCCACCCGATTGTCATCTCCAGACAGCAACCAAACGAATTCGGTGTCATGCAAGGCACGAAGCAAATCCAAATATGACAGGTACGGAGCATTCTTTAGATGCACCTTTGCATACAACCAGTCAAAATATAGCTGGTCAAGTGAGGCATCCATTGGGGTCACTCATCCAATCGGAACTTCCGAGTAGAATGCTTCAGGTCGCTACGACCATCAAGATCCATCCCCAGAACAACAGACGAGAAGCTATCCATGTCTCGAATAATCTCGTACTCGGATTTGAGTTTCTCGTTCCGAACGAAGAACACGTTCTTATCGCCAGACCCGTGCCCAAAGAGAAGCTCGCCAACCGTGTTTTGGTAGTTGTAGATCGGCGTGTCATCGCTATCGGTCATGATATCGTCACCCGCGTAGTAGTTCAGCGTTGACTGGTCATAACCCTTCTCTTCGTTCCAGAACTCGTCACGATGAATCACGTACGGACGATCTGGGGAACGCGTGGCGACCTCATCCGCGTAGTTCCAGCCATCGATCGTCTGCTCAAACACGTTAGAACGGATATACTCCTCTGTCCTTTCCGAGTTCGTGTGGTACTCGCTGTGATCGAGCGAAATATCCAAAGCGATGTTCTTTGGTACGTACTGATCCACGAGTTGGTTGTAGCGGTGCATCTGAACGTGGTCGACCGTGATCGTCTTTGGGTCTGGCTTTGGGAGCTCCAACGCGGGATCGAGAATATCAATCTCATCCTCGTCGATGCCCTTTGGCTCGTCCGCCGGAGGAAGATCCTCGCTCTCGGTCTCGACGATCACGAGTTTCGGAGGAACCACCTCATCCACGATCTCTTCGGTCTTGTTCATAATGGCATGCTTGGCCTTCTCGAACAGACCATTCTTGACCGCGTACTCAATACCCATCGTGACGCCAACGCCAGCAGCAAACGCCAGCACACCAACGCCAGTGTGAGTCACCCACTTGTTTTGCAGGAGCTCGTCTAGTTTCTCATTCATGTATGTCTCCTAGATCTTGTCGTAGATGACCCCATCGACATTGAAGTCGAGGAGGATGGACCGTTCTTGACCATTGACGAAGTCTCGGTTGTAGGCCTCGAACATCCCGAAATCGATGTAGTTGTCGCCAGGCCCGTCGCTATCGAGGACCCACCCAACAACAGACCCAGCGGACGAACGCTCAATTCCGAACGCGTCGTACACCTCATTCAGGAACACATGTCCTCGTGTCTGAAGACGTGCATTGTAGTAGTTCTGAGTCATCTGAACTGTAAGCCGATTCAACTCGGAAGACTTCTCCCATGCGCTGCAGCTCTCGTCGAAGAACCGCGCGTATGGCGACCACGAGTTCGGGTCGGCAACCTTCACGACATCCTTGGTGCCATCTTCACGCTCAGCAATGATCGTGTTGCTCACGGAATGGTAGAGCTCTCGCTCGCCTTCCACGCCAAGTTCATCACGAACACGCTTGCGGTAATCGTCGTAGGCCTTGCTAACGAGCGTCAGGGTTGCTGTAAGCGCAGCGTTCCTTCGCGTCATCTGAACATGAGAGCCGGTGAGTGCTGCAACCGACAGCCCACCAATCACAACCGAAGGCCCATAGAGCTTTGCGACGTTGGCCGCGCTCTTTACATAGACGTATCCGAGATCCTTCCGGTACTCGTTTTCGCCACGGCTCTCAGTCTCATGCAGCTTCTTGACTTCATTGATGTCGTGCTGAGCCTCATCAACAATATCCTCAACTTTCAAGGTTGCTCGACAGGCGAGAACCGTGCTGAGAATGATTCCTCCGAGCCCAACCCCGAAGAAAATATGCGGCGAGTTCTTCTTGGTGTTGAGAACCGATGTGCTGATCGACTGAGTAACAGCCTTTGGTACGAATTTCATCTCTACCTCCTGAGTTTTCCTTGTGCTGCGAATTCGAGCCAAATAGCAGTGACCTGAGCGTCCGACATCTTGTCGACTTTCGAACGCCAGGACACTGAGTTTGGATAGCTTTTCTTCAAGTCCTCCCGTTTGTTTGAGCTCACAATGGCTCCGCCGGAGGAAGGTCCAGCAAATATCCCCCACGGTTCTGCCGAATCGACGTCCCTCGTAGAGAGTACCAGCCCCACTTGTTATCGGTATGGGTGGTTGGGATCCCGACAAGCATTCGGAGGTCAGACATCGAGACCACATCGTACTTGTCAAGAATATCCTGCATCGCCTCCAGTACCAACTCGCTCTCGTCCCTCGTGGACAAGATGATCTCATTACCAGACCTTGGCCTGGGTGTGAGATATGTTGGCTGATCCGGAAGATTCCGCCCAGGATATCGGGGATCCCTGTCGTACGCCCTACTCACAGGAGTGTTGTACGTCGTGCGTGGTCCGTAGTTCTGCGGGTGTCGACGAGGCCCTCGGTCTTCTCCATACACCATCCGCTCGACGCCCTTTGTTGTGGCGTCAACCATGAGGTTTCGGAACGCTGGGAGCAGAACCTCGGCTGCAATATAACGTCCGACCGATTGAGCATCTCCGCCAAAGAACGTATCCTTTAGCTTATCGCCAAGGGTCCGCTTCTTAACCGCAGCATCGCCAGAAATCACCTTCTCGATTATCTCCGGCTTCTCTTCGCCCGTCTTACGGTCCTTCGTCTCATCCTTACTTTTACGACTGTTAGACTGGTAATCCATTAACTACGCCTTTCAGATTTGTGGGGTTGGCAATGGCGGAGGGGTCTGATAGTTCGCTGGGGTCCCGGAAGGCTTGTCCTGGATCTTCGCACTGTCCATGAACCCTTCAGGCATGACACCAATGAGGAACTTCTCAAGCTTCACCGTGTCCGTGGCGAGGCTCTCAACAAGTTCGCCGTAGGCGTTTGTGTTACGGAACCACTCGCGATTTGTGTCGTTCTTGATGAAGGCACGTCCGTCCGCGCTCTTCTCGCCGTAAGCCATAAGGATCAGATCCAGAACGGCTTTGATAGGAACGAGAAGATCTTGTTTACGCAGAGCCTCCTCGAAACGCTGAGCGCTTGCTCCGAAGAACATGGCCTGAGCTTCGAGTGCCTCTGCCTTGTTCAGGTGGAAGTAGAAGTCCTCCGTGACCGGGTTGCCTTCAAGGTCGTCAAAGGTGATGGTTTGCTTCAACATGTGTTTTGTCTCCTTCTAAATATGGGCTAGGCCCCCGAAGGGGCCCGACCACCTTTTCACTCGGTTACTGTTTCCTGGGTCGTTTGGCCGTTCCGACGCTCTTGTGCCATGTTCAGCACAGCATCGTAGATGACCGGAACGAACTTGGTCGCCAGGAAACCTGCGCCAGCAGCCAACAGCGTCTTCGCCAGTTGGTGCTTGATCGCTTCTTCTTGCATTCTCACACTCCCGTTCATAGTGGCTTCACGTAGTTGTAGTTGAACGCCAGGCAAGGGCGCCCGTCGTCGGAGATCACTGTCGAGAACTGAATATCGAGCAGCTTGTCCGAATCCCATCCGAGCTCGTTCGAATGTGTCGTAGGCGGAAGCCCAACAACATCATAGAACGAATCCAGTGAGACATAAAGATCGCCAATGATGATGGCGTTGATGTCGTTCTGAGCCTTCCGAAGCGTCTCCATGTCAGACATGAAATATCGCCCAGTGTAGAGCTCGCAGCAGAGGACTGCCCCGGACCCAATCACCGTAACATCCTGCTTCGGAACCTGACCGTCAAGTTTCGACGTGACAAGATCGTCCCGGAACACGCTCTCACGGTGCTTTCCGACCTCCTCGACCACCTTTGCTTTGTACTCAGAGAACGCCCGTTCGGTAAGCGTGTATGCGCTAACCGCAGCCGCCGTCCTAGACGAGTGTGTCTTTGCGCCGTACAAGATAGCCCCAACAGTCGTAGCGCCAGAGATTGCCGGTGGAATATAGAGGTGCCAGATGAGTGGCACGTATGCCCTCACCCGTTCCTGGATGTCTAGGATCTCGCCATGCTCCTCGATCTCCTCCTGGATGATCTTACTCGCTTTCCAGCTTGCCCTCGCAGCAAGAACCGACGTCATGACAACGCCAGTAACTCCAAACGCCGTAAGGATTGCTGGTGAGTTTCGGTGTGCTGTTTGACCGATCTTAATCAAGTTCTCGTTCATCGGGGTTCCTCTTGTTGTTTCGAATATCAGCTGCGATGTCCATGCACAGACGAACTGTGAAGAACACAACGAGCAAGAGTGCTGGGATCGATACGACCCTCCAGAAAATAGCCAGGTAGTTCACTCGGTCAACGATCACTTGCGCATCTCACGGACGAAGATCCAGATGAGCCAGAGCCCACCGGTGATGCACACCATGAGAATATCGAACAGGAAGTTCAGACACCCGTACTGCTTGTTATCTGCCATGACAATGTCTCCTATGTAGTTGGTTTGGTAGAGTCGCATTCGTTTGGCCATCAATCCTCCTAGCAAAACGAAAAAAAGAGAAGACGTGATGTCTCTCCATTATAGAACGTGTTTTTCTTGCTGGTCTAGTTGAGGAAGGCCCCCGAAGGGGCCAACTCTCAAATATCAATTCCATTCCGGACGTACTTCTTCACGTCTGTGGCTGTTCCGCCGTCGCCCATTTCAACGATGTACTGGCCTGCCTCAGAGATGGTTCCATCATCGATCATCTGCTCGACGAGACTCTTACCCGTAGGGTTGTAGAGCTCGTAAGCTGTGTTCGTGTGGTTGCCGACCTCCTCAGGCAGATCCTGAATGTCGATGAACTGGGTTCCAGGCCAGAATGCAACGATGTTTAGCATGTTACTCCTTTGGGGTTGATGTTGATCGAATATCGGACAAAACGAAAACGAAACCCCATGCGTAGTGCATAGGGTCCCGTTGGGGCATCACTGCCGGTGCTTGATTCTGTAGTTGACCTGCTTCGAGTATGCCCGGCGACCACGGGCCGCGCTCATAACGTCGATGAGCTTGGCCACTGATGCCAGTGACAGCGCTGCGGCGCCGATGAGCTCGACCGGGTGTTCTTCCCAGGCTTCCTTGAGCTTGTCGTTCAACTTCATGATCTTTCCTCCATGTTGTGTTGTCCATTATAGCAGGTGTTTTTCTTGCGAATATCGGACAAACACTCCAATTTGGAAAAACTAGAGCACGTGTTCAAGCTGTGAAAAACACAGAGGCCATGCAGAATCATTATCGATTCCGCATAGCCCCCATGTTTTTCACCTAGTCGGTGACTCGGTTTTCACTGCTTGCGCAAGTTCATACCAAAGCCAAACGCTTTACTCGTCCACACGTGCTTCTGCTCGTAGGCGATGATGAGCCCGATCCCTGCAAGATTACCGAGCACGACGAGTATCGTGTCACGACTGATCGGCTTAGACCTCTCGGTCTTGAGCGAATTCAGTTGTTCCAGATATCCGAGGTGCTTCTCGTAGTCTTCAGCGTCGGGGCCTTCCTCGTCCATCCGGGCAGTCACAGCCTGGATGAGTTCGTCGATGTCTTCGATACGTTCCTTACGGAATCGTTCAAACATTGGTCTCCTTCGTTGGTTTCATTATAACCGATGTATTCCCTGCGAACCTACTGATCGTCAACAGAGATCTCTGGCCGGTCGTATTCTGAAACCACACGAAAGACGATACGGGATTTGAGCCGCAAAGGCTCAGGGTCCTCGTTAAGCTCCAACGTATACATCAACTCTCCGAGCTCGTTCTCTTTAACCAACATACGACCATCGTAATATACGTCTGACAGATGGTACGTCTTAGACGTGATGAGCAGGAACAAACCGATTGCCGCAGTTACGGACATGGTTGTTACTACGACGGCGTTAACATATGGGAAGTCGAACGAGATCGATAGACCCAGATAGATGGCCGATGCGCTAGGCGCAATCACCATAACAAACACTTTCAAGAAGTCATACATTTTGTTGGACACTATTACGTTTGGCTCCTCTTTCTTGTCGTGATCTGTCATCGGGGTCATTTGTCCTCCTCAAAAGTCCCGCTGGCTCTGGTCTTAAGTGGGTACATGCTTTCACGAAACGGCAACTCGCTGATCTCTTCCATAATTCGATCGGCCGTGCTGTTCCCGCCAAGGACTTTATACGGAGCGTAAATATGGGTTACAAGACTCTCGTACTCTTCGCGATAGATCCACCCACGCTCGATGTACGTAGCTCCAATCGAGTGGAAAAGTTCTCTTGAGATGCCAAGAAGTAGCAGAATCTCGGAGTTCTTCTCTGCTTGCCGCTGGGAGAAGAATTTCCAGAACCCCGCTGACGCGGCAATCGTGTAGAGACCTGTGAATATGAGTGCGGCCCATTGACTCGTGTCCACGGAACCTCCTTACGCTCTAGGGGTTCTTGGTGATGTCGCTAAGAGTAACCCCAGGCTCAGCTAGGGAGAGCTCAAGCAGCTTCTCATCGGCCACCATGGTGTTGTTCTGAGCGAACTTTGACGTGTTGATCTTCAGCGCAACACCAAGGAACGTTGCCAATGCCGAAGCAGAACCAACGACTTCGATGCTGTAACCGAATCCCCAGATACCCGCCATGGCTGCGTAAAGCGTTGCTGCGGCCGGAAGCCCGACAGTCACCAGGTTCTTGGCGGCATCATACTGCTTATTCGAGAGGTTGAACATTAGTTCTCCTGTAGATCGGTGAGTGTTGGATAACTGCTCTCGCCGGTCTCGTCCGACACCTCGACAAACTCGGTGACTCGCATACGGGTTGAGCTGTTGTATTTGCCGTTGACGCTCACAATATCGCCAACGTTATAGTCTTCTCGATACTTATATCGAGATTTACCTTTTGCGAGTTTCGGATTCATGATGGATACGAAGTTCTGTCGTGCAAGTGCCTGTTGTCCACGAGCGCCCATCACTTGTCGAATGCGAGTCAGTTCTGGACCAGTCGGAGACTCAGAGAGCTGCCCGTCAACATCGCTTGCATCAACGAACATCCATCTACGGTCGTATCCTTGGTGTGCGTTGTCATACCCAGCAACCTCGACGAACTTGCCACTAACAAGGACGGCGTTCTTTTGAGCTCTAGTCGTCTTCAGGTAATCTGCGGACTCAATCTCGCCAAAGTCATCGGAGAATGACACTGACCGGCTAAGGTCTAGCCCACGATGAATTTCCAAATATAGCGTGTCCGTTTGGGAGTTTCTGGTTGACCTGATCCCGAGATTGTTCTCTCTTAGAATATCGATTAGCTCTTTGTACACGTCGCCGCGCTTGATGACTCGCTCCTTCTCAAGCCCAGATCGACTCTCAGTAGCCAGACCCCCAATAATCGTCGCTGCGATGTTGTTAATTCCATTGGTGTTATCAAATAGCGAGTACCCCGACCGAATATGAATATTGATAAGTTCGGCTGCTTGAAAACAGGCTCGGTCTAGAGGAATAACCACGTCTTGAAGAGGGTATACCGGGTTGTTCCAATCTCGATTGCTTCCGACAATGCGGTTCTCTAGGAACGTCTCAAAACTTCGACCGGTTACTGTGATCTTATCCGACTCGTCGACGCTCGTTGTGATCTGAATATCCTCAACGATCATAGTCTCGTTCGTTCCTGTGTGAGATATGATCGTCTTCAGGGGCAGTTGGTCCTCAAGGCCTGAGGAAGTGTCCGCCGTTAGCGTGAACTCACCACTCTCAAAATATCGCTCGGCCCATGTCGCAGTAGCCCAGTTCTGAACGAGCTCTGCATCCTGAAGTTCGATGTGCATTCCTTTTGACATCGGAAACTTGATGAGATCCATCAGACGCCCCAATACGTTTCGTTATGCCGCATCCAGTTCCAGTCGAAAAACGTACCCTCGATGGCAAATGAATTGGCACCAGGAAACAAAATTGGCCAAATTCCCCCCGGGGAAATTCTGTCAATGATGTGGTAGTCTTTGCTGTCGCGAATCAGTTTCAAATCGCGCTTTCCAGGAACACTGGAAAAGGCCAACCGATCTCCAATAATGAATCCGTCAACACCAGATGTGATGAAACCAGGCTTTACCTCGAACTTCCAGTCGTACGTAAGAGGCTCAGAAATCACAAACTTCGAGCAAGGCCCAGTGAACGCAATCTCAAAGGAAAACCCGTGAGGCGCTGTTGACTTTGAGTCATTGACTAGAAACGACTCCATTCCGAACGGCTCAACGTTGATCTCCACTTCGTTTGGGGATACGAAGAATGGGTCAGGACAGGTCACTGCGAACTTGATCTCTGGAGACTCATTGAAGTTGTCCGACTCAAGCTTTGCCACATACCCATTGAGCCGAGCCACTTGTTCGTTGTTCCATTTGAAGACGAGGTATACGTCCCCAACCCTTGACGACGAGATGGCCTTGTAGAAGTTGTCACGAAGCCCAGATACGGTCTCACCGGCGGAATATTTCGGGCACAACTCGATCTGCATCTCAACGACGCGTTTGCCAACGCTCATGGTGAACGTCTTTTTGTTCGTCATGTATGTAGTTCCGTAGAACTTAGACGAAATCTCATCAGCATCAAGACCCGCAATCGCCTTGACTCTGTACGAGTTAAGCGATTGCGGGTCCTTGAGGCTAAGATTTGCTACCAGTCTCGTCGTGATCGAGTCGGGGTTGAAGCAGTAAATATCAATGTTGTTGATCTTCATGGAATACTCAACTCCTCCTTCGCGAATGCGATCTGGTTGCGTGTGTTTCGGTAGACATCTCCCGCAGACAATGCCTTCGGCGAGTAGTTGTTCTGCTCGAACCGAACCTCTGTCGGGCCAGAATATGGCGTCGACTGAGTTTCGGAAGCTCGTGCAGCATCGGTTGTTTTTGCGATCTGACTCGCCGATGAATATGCTACCTGTGTCTGCAGCTGAGTACCGGCAAATATGCCGCCGATGCTCTTTGCATCCTTGGTGATGCTCGTGAGGTCCAGTACTGGTGTGATCTTCGGGCTGAAGTCCTGAGTCCCTTCAAGGCCGTAGGCGAGGTTCCCGAGCGTGTTGTTGAACGCCGTAGTTACATCACTAGCGAGTGCCTTTGACGCAGCGACTGCAGAAACATCCTCATTGAGGGCTTTAACGAGCCCTTGTGGAATTGCCCGACCGAGCCGGTAGAACACCTTGGACGGTGAGTTGGTCTCATGTTCTTTCTTGAATACGCCAACCATCCCGCTGGCAAGATCCCCAACAGCGCTGAATACGCCACCAGCCTTCCCCGCAAGGCCGCCAGTAACACCGTTGAGGATGGCACCTGCGAGCCGACGGCCTTCCGTGGCAATTTCATCGGAGTGCTTGTCGATCGCTTTCCTTAGGCCCTTTAGGAAGTTTGTAATGAGCTTACCAGCAGAGTCAACGAAGTCGATAGTGTTATCCGCTACCCCGTCCAGGAACCTTAGTACAGCGTTCTTACCCGATTCTACGACCCTGAGTGCTTGCTCTGTAAGATCGTTGATCAGCCTTGTGATTAGATCTCCAGCTGCAGTAGTAATATCTGACAGCCCGTTACTGATGCCCTCGATGAGCTTGACAACGATCGTGACGCCAGTTTCGATGATCTGCCAAAACATGCTACCGATAGCAGTCATGATTGTCGTCATGAGATTAGTGACAGCATCGATGAGCGTTGCGATGTTCTGGCCGATTCCCTCGATCAACTTAGCCAGGATCTGAACTCCTGCCTCGACCAAATCATCAAGATTTGCAGCAATGGCTGCAAGGAACGCAACCATCATGTTCGATGCTGCTGCGGCGAGGGTGCCAATGTTCTCAGTCACGCTGTTGATGAAGTTCGTCATGATCTCCATAGCCAACTGAGTGATTAGACCAATGTTATCTCGGATCCCAGTCATGAAGTTGATCAGCAGCGTTAGCCCAGCAGCAATGAGTTCTGGAGATTTCTCCACAACAAGGACCGACAAGGCGTCAATGATCGCCCCAAATACTTCCACAATCTTGGGCATAATCTTGATGATTTGGTCGAGCATCATCGTCAGGATTCCGGTGAACCCCTCGATGATCTTTGGCGCGTTCTTTATAATGACCTCAAGGAACAAAACCACGCCCTCAGCAAAGGCTTTAGCCATTCCAGGAATGGTCCCAATGATAGTCTCAAGGACCTTCCTGAGAGAGCTGATGCTGGATTCTCCCGCGTTACCCAATTC